CGGAAAGTCTCACAGGGGATTTAAACTTAACCAGGGCAGCTTTCCAGTTGATCAACGCCAATCCGGCGGTGGTGCTGGAGGAGCTGCCCATGTGGAGCGACCTGTTCACGTTCTCCCAGGACTTTGTGCGCAACTACCAAAACGCATTGCTTGTGGCTACCGCCGCGGGCAGCGTGCCACCACCGGTGGCCGAGCCGTCTCTTTTGCGAGAGGCGTCTCCGCCACTCCCTCAACTGGGGGAGACCGCCTTGGTTCCCCCGCGCAAGCGGGAGAAGACTCCATTGCAGGCCCCCCAGCTGAGTATGACGACGGTGATGGAAGGGCGCACGACGGCCGTGTCGGGATCAGACCGGAAGGGACAGGGGCAAGTTTCCGTTTCAACTCAGATTGCGATGGAGGAAGTTCATGCCCGACTGGCTCTGGTTCCCCCGGGGTTGGATGCCCTAGGCATAAAGGCGTGGTTTCGGGAGAGGACGGCAGACGCGAGGTCACTAACCGCGTTCTGGCAGACTCCCCACGGTGTGTTGATTCTCCGCAGTCTAGGAGCCTTGGCCACAGTGCCTGGGCCCGTGACTACGGAAGAGAAGCCATGCGAGGCCATGTCCTTGCCGGAATTGGTTCCGTCCGCTCAGCCTCCAAGGAAGAGCGGGCCGAAGAAGAAGGTGAAGGCGACCCAGGCTACCAGTTCCTAGGTCGAGTGTCAGCTGTAAAGCCAGATCCTTTTGTAAAGCCAGCACCGGCTATGTCTATAGGCAAAAGTTATGTGCCAGAGTTAAATAATTGGCACGTACCAGACAAATCTGCAGAAGCAGCGGTTAGGAGTTTTAAGATTCAGTACGCTTCGTTCGCCGCTGGGGCCCATGACCCCCCACCCGCGGAGAAGTTGGAACCTGTCTTGCAGGCTATGGTGGAGGAGTACCCGAAAGTCTACTTGGATGTTGGCCGTTTGGCTAGCATTCTAACCGATGAGTTGGCGAATGTCAAATTGACAGCTTCACCGGGCCTCCCTCTTATGAGGGATCACCCGACCAATGCGGATGTGTTCAATAACCTCGGATACGATCATGTACATGCGGTAGTGATGTGCAGGTTGGAATTGTTGACGGAGTACACCGTTGACCAAATCAAGGCGATGTCAGCCGAAGAGTTGTGTGCTGCAGGCTTGGTAGACCCCGTTAGGGTGTTTGTCAAGAATGAAGTGCATTCCACCAAGAAAGTGGATGAGGGTAAGTACAGACTCATCATGTCAGTCTCGCTTATTGACCAGCTCGTAGAGCGGGTCATTAACGGAGCGTTGGATCGCAAGGAAATAGGCCAATGGTCTGACCTGCCTTCCAAGCCCGGAATGGGGCTGCATGATGAGGGTCTGCAATGTTTGTCAGAAACCTTCAAGGCAATGGAGGTAGCGATGGGTAGTGATATGTCTGGTTTCGACTGGCATACATCGCAGTGGATGCTCGATGCCGATGCAGAGTGTCGAGCAGCTGCAACAGGGAACGAGTCCGAGGACTTTCACTTAAAGAGAGCCCAGCTGGTTGGGAACTCAGTGTTTGTGTTTGGAGATGGTCGAGTTTATGCGCAGCGCATCACGGGTTTGCAGAAGTCTGGAACTAAAACAACCAGCTCCGGCAACTCGCGCATACGCGTGATCTTAGCCAAACTCGTTGGTGGTATAAATACCAAGGTGTGTGCCATGGGCGATGACGCAGTGGAAGATTTGGGAACCAGGGAAGTGGATTTGGTGGCTTTGGCCGAAGCTTACGCCTCTTTTGGCATGAGCATCAAGGGCATGGAATTCTTTGAGCCCAATGGCTTGGAGTTCTGTGCTTACCGATTCCATCCTAGTGGACAGGTAGCTCCTGTTCGCTGGGACAAGATGCTTGCAGCATTTCTGTACACCTGGCCCCAGTCTGCTATGTTCGCAGAGCGTCTTTTCGCTCTGGAGTACGAGCTACGCCACAGCCCTCGCCGCGAGCTGTGTGTGTCTGTTATTAAGCGCGTGGCCCACAATCTGGGAGGTGGCGCCCAGTAAAGAGATGACAAAAGCCAAGAAGAATGTCTCAGGTGAAACGCTGGCGATCGCTAAGCCCCCCGAGGCGAAGCAAGCCAAGAAGAGAGGATCCGCCCCTGTCCATATGTACTGCCAGTGCTTGGCTGACCCCGAGGGAAGCCCTGCATGTAGGGTTCCTGATGACTTCGTGGTGCCCTCAGTGGCACAGAAGCTCGTCCAGGAATATACTATACTTACGGACGCAGGAGGCAATTTCTTCTCTATGGTTTCTCCAGCGCTCTCCCGAGCCATTTATTCCGCCCCCGTGGATGCCGCAGGCAACATTGGGGCAATTACCTACGCTGCCCACCCCGACCACACTGCCCTGGCTGCAGAGTTCGTTTTCGCGCGGCCAGTTACCCATCAAGTTTCCATTTCGTATATTGGTAGCTCGCAATTGGCAGCTGGTCGCATCGCGATTATCCAG